ATACCAGGTTCTGTAATCTTTCCTTCGTCTTTTAATCTTTCAATAGCTGCAATAGTCAGGACAGTCTTACCCAAACCAAGGTCATAGGCCACAAGCATTTTCTTGCGTTCGACCATAGCCTCTACGGCTTCAACCTGGTAAGGTAAGAGTGTTCCTGTAAAACTCATACAAGCTCATCCAAGCGCACTATTTCTAATACGTTTTCTAAACGACGAACTGAGTTGCAAACCTTACAGGTTATAGATGTGGTATCCCCACTATGACGAGTACGTCGTTCACTAATATGTACCTGTGCGGACTCACCAAAAAGAGGGTGGCCATTTACACAAGTTGTTGGGTCCTCTTGTTTTTTAAGTTTCTTAGTGTTCTCTGAGATAGTTACCTGACGAAGATGATTAGGATTACAACAGTTCCTTACCCTACAGATATGATCGATAACCATACCATGCACTACAGGTTCTTTTAGTGTAGCAACTACAAGTCTGTGAACCAAGTACAGTATTCCTTTATAAGAGAATCGACCATACCCGTCATCAATCTTACCGGTCCATAGCCAACAGTCATCTGTTTTATTAACCTTATCCCAGAATCTTTCTGGAAGCTCTTCTAATATATTATAATCAATTGATGGCTTAGCCATAGGAAAGTACCCCCTGCATTCTTGTCTTAACCATAAGTTCTAAATCCTCTATGGTAGCGTTGTTAGTAAAGATTTGATCTACTGGATAACCATCCATCTCGTGCTCTGATACATGTCCGTTAACAGCAGCAACACCTATACGTTTAATACGCCATATTTGAGCATCTTGATTTGTAAAACGACATAAAAGTTTAATTGAGTCTGCCTCATTAACAAATCTAACATCTGTTATAACTATGTTGTCTGCTGGGTCTAGGTTATTTAATACTTGATCTACCCAAAAACTTTCTCCAAATATTTTGCGAGCTGCTACACCAGAGTTCTGTAGAAGCCTACGAATATGTGGAGACTTCTTTGCCTCATCCCAGCCATCACGATCTACCCGTGCCTTAACGAACATAGGTTCACCGGCAATAGAATCAAACATTGGATTGGTCTCGTAAAGAAATTCACGGATCTTATCTGCAAAAGCAATACGGGTAAACCCATACTGCTCTACTAGGATCTTAGCCACTGTGTCTTTGCCTGATTGTGCATAGCCTGTAAGTCCAATAATCATTTGATGCCCGCCTGTTCCATGCGCTCTTTGATTGTAGTAACAATAACTGGTCCAGCTAATGAGGCCCAGTAGGCTTCTTCTGCCTCCATCTTTTCTTTGTATCGACGTTTATGTCCTAGTGTGTATTCCATACCACCCATAGAACCACCGATACTTTTACCTTTGGTTACAGCAATCTTACTACCTTTTTTTCTACCCATAAATCGCACCCTCTCCAAACACGGAATGTTTTGACCCCTCTATAGAAGAGTGTACCAAATCAACCGGCATGTCGCCAATGTCCTTGTACGGCACATCACCGTAAGAAAGAAACCAACACTCCATGCCTTCTTTGCGTGTGCGTTCAAGCATGTCTAAAGAAGCTTTATTTCCAGCTGCATCAATCTTTGGATTATCAAAAGCAAGGATTAACTTGTCAGCTCTCTTCATTAAAGCAAGTTGATCATCGCTAACCATAGCACCAAAGGTTGAGACGCCACCAAAGATTCCTAATGATGAGAGTTTGACTACGTCTAAAGGAGATTCAACTACGATCATAGTTCCACCTTTGAACTTATCTAAACCAAATAAAGTTTTAGATTTCTGAACTCCGGTAGGACGGTTACGAAAGAACCGCTCTAACTGGCTCTTCTCTTGCCATCCCATAAGCCTATTGTTTTCAGAATTTCTAATAGGAGTGATCCAGGAATTGTTACGACTGTTCCAGCGAAGCCCGTGTAGGACAAAAGCATCGTCAGTTAGTTCTCTAACTTCTAAAGCCCAATCGGGAGCATGCTCATCAAAGATTGCTAGGCGAGCCTCACTCATACCAACAAGAGCTGGAATAGGAATGTATGTGTTACGGGCTTCTTCTAACTGCTTTGCAAGAAACTCAAAGTTAACCTCGATGTTTCCACGAAGCCACTCTTTAGCTTGGTCAAAGTCAACACGGCCCCACTGGGTTGTAAACTCTTTGATCTCTGCAACAAGTGTAAGTAGTGTTCCCTTGTATCCACAGGAGAAGCAGTGGTGGACACCGGTCTCACCATTCATAGACCAAGACGGGTTGTTATCTTCCTGCCCTGTTCTTTCTAAGTGCATAGGACACAAGCCGATATGTTCATCGCCTCTTTGCATAGTCTCTACGCCAAGCATAAGCAATACGCCTTCTACATCGCCCTCACGATACATTAGTCACCCCACATGTAAGTTGGATTGTCAATAGGTGTTGGTGCAGTAGCTAACGTTCCGCACAATGCACAAGTCATCTCTGTAAAGTACATAGAGATTTCATAGTCTTCAAACATAGCCTGAATGTTCCATAACCTAGAACCGCATGGGCATACATGGATTGGGTTATCTTTATCCCTTAGATCTAGCAAGAGCTCTGGCCTTTCTACGCATGCGCTTACGTTCCATAGGTGTTGTTCCACCCCAGATACCTTCACGCTCATTCATAGCAAAGTCTAAGCACTTGTCTTTAACCCAGCAATCATTGCAAATAGCTTTGGCCTTTTCAATTGGTTCTTTGTCTACATAGTTTTCAGGAAAAAATATTTCCGGACTTACTGATGTGCAAAGCTGAGTACCATCAAATGGACTGGATGTTACTGAAAGCAGCATACTCTTCAAAACGACCCTCCTCCCAATCCCACAGAAGATCTGCGGATCCCATACTTGAAATACGGCTAGCAACGACAGAGAGCTGACGAGATGAGTCGTCTTCTTCATCCTGGCGTTGCAAAGCTAGAACGATATCTGAGTCTTGCAAGAAGGAAGAAGTGTATCCGATAGAATCAGCAGTAACCTTTCCTCCACGCATCTTAGAACGAAGTGCCTGGGTGCTAACTACAACAGGAATGTCGTAGCGTTGTGCCACACGCTTCATGTTACGAGTCAAACTACGAAGTGATCTTTCAGACTCACGTTCTCCAGTTTCTTCATCGATCATCAAATACATACCATCAACAAATACAATCTCAGGTTTGAACTTCTCAATCTTTGCAGATAGGCCTGTGATAGTCATAGCTGCGATATTGTCTGGCATCCAGAAGTCTTGACGAAGCTCACTAAGGTGATCCATATAGCGCTTTTCTTCTCCAGGTGTTAACGCACCTCTGATCAAGCGACCATGGGATATATGTGCACGCATAGCATCGTAACGAGTCTTCATTTCACGTGCAGTCATTTCAAAAGACTGAAACATAACACGAAGGTTTTCATCCTGTGCTCTGATAGCCATCTGCATAGCAAGAACAGACTTACCTGTTTTAGGAGGAGCAACGATTGTCCACAACTGTTGGCTTAGTAAACCGGCAGTAATGTTGTCAATAGTTTTAAACCCAGTAGATATACCAAGCAAACCGTTAGGGCGTGTCTTTATATCCAAGTATTCATCGTAACGTGTAAGAGGGTCTTTGCTAAGGTTTAGGTCGTTAGACTCTCGGGTGTTGTCATTTAAAAGATTCTGAACCGCAGAACTCATTGTCTGAATTGCTGAGTTGTGGTCTCCCTGACTTACCTGACTCTGAGCATCCAGCAATACGTCAATAGTCTTCTGACGTTTGCGGTACTCAAGTAGTTGATCCAATAGGTAATCAATAGAGTCATCTACAGCAAGCAGGGTGTAGGTAGGAAAGTTATCCCGGACAGTTACTGCCGTAGGAACTTCACCATATTTCTCACGATGCTTAACCAAGAAGTTCCATAGCTGTTTATTGGCATCATTGAAGAACCAGTCTTCAGCAACCCCAACTTCAATCAGCGGTGTTAGATCTCTATTACGAATAGCCTTGGATAATAAACGCTCTTCATTATCTGCTGCCATAGACTGCGTCCTCCTCTATATACCAATGCCCAAAGCGCAGGCCATTTTCTTTCTTTGCCACTACATGCTTAACCTCAGGTCGGTATGGAAGCTCTGCAACCAAGTCTGCGATTACTGGATAAGCTTTTGCATAATTAAAAGGATTTGTTCCTAGGTTATCTAGGTCTTCTAAGATGCCGTCCATCTCTTCTTGTGAATAGCCAAAGCCAACTAACTCTACAGTATATTCTCGTTGCTCAGCCCAACGCCAAAATTGTGCAAGCGCTTGCCTGTTGTAGGTAACGTCTTCTTTAGGTACTGGAATGCCGAGTACCTTCTCCATCCTGACGCCTTTTGAAAGAATGCAGTCAAGAGCAACCAACACTCTTAATGTTGGTTCGTTTGAAATATCGCCCCCCCGCATAATTACAGCGCCTCTATTTTCCCGTAGTTAACCAGGATCTCTCTAAAGGCTTCGGGGTCATAACTTGCTAGCACACTCTCCTCTTTAGAAACCTTAGTTGAGATTTCTACAGGATAGATACCGCCGTTAAGTTGCATGCGATCATGAACAAAGCGTGTATGTTTACAAGCTCTGCGACCTGAGTACCCTGGACAGTTGCAGCGAAGCTTGTGCGTATTTGACTGCACGTGCACTTCATGCACACCTGTATCAGATAGGAAGATCTGTGTGATTTGCCAATCCATAAGTGACTCTTTCATTTGCGTCGATCCCCCACAGAAGATTTTACCTCAATTTGTATGAAAGCTTCATAGGCAAAGCTTCCCATTGGTTCTCCGTACTTATCTGCCCATTGGCGCATAGGTACGTTTGTAGTTACGATTGTTGGTAGTCCAGTATTAAAACGAGAACGCAATAGTGCATCAAAAGTATTCTCGGCCCAACCTGAACCTGTTGTGTATTCTTTTCCTAGATCATCTAATATAAAAAGCTGAATGCTGTTCTTTGCATCCCCATAGATTCTTTGGATAAGGACTTCTTTCTCATCCCCATCCTCTTTCCAAGAGTCTTTCTGGTAGCGGAGGAACTTTGGATAGTCCATGAATAGACCAGGCTGACTGACCTCAAAAGGCATAGTACGAATTAACTCTTGAAGGGCCACAGAAGCCAGGGTGGTCTTGCCATGACCTGGTTCCCCTACCAGCATAATGCCAAGCCCGCTAGAGGGGCTTCCAGGGCTTTTAATGACCATACCTGATCTCACGGTGTCCATCCAAAAATTGATCTTTTCGATAGCCTGGGCATTGTCAAGGTCTGAGAGCTCTTTACCTAGTGACTTAATGGGGAGCCCCGCACTCAGGATCCTGTGACGGACTGACGGAGCCTCCTTGCTAATGTCGTACATTATTTGCCCCCTAGTAGTTTGAGCATCTTTTCTTGATGCGCTAAGTCCTCATCTGTCATGTAGACAGTAGTTGCCTTCTTGCTTAAGTTCTGCTGAACCTTTGGGTAGTACGCCATAAACCTGCGCCATAGCGGAAGTCCTGAACCTACCTGAAGCAAGTTGTTGTTATCTTCAAAGAACATACGAATTGCTTTTAGGATAATTACACGGTCTGCACCTTCACGATAAAACTTGTTTACACACTTAGCAATTTCCTGAGCGTTAACCTGATACGGAAGTCCAGGCGCAACCTTGTTGGTAAGATCATAGAACTCAGCCACTAGGTCGTTAGTAGTCCAGTATTCTTCTGCCTTGTTACTGCGATGGGATAGGCTGTCTTCTTCTACCTTGGCTTTGTACTTAGCATTGCGAGCAGCCTGCTTGTCTAGGATCTTGCCCACTGAGCCTGATGTATCTTCTACCTCTACACGAAAACTCTTACGCTTTGGCTTTTCTTCTTCACCGTCAAGATTCCATGCCATTTCTTCTTCTCCCTTTTTTTCCTTATTAGTAAAAGCGCTAGTACTAGTATGTAAGTTATTAGTACTAGTACTAATACTAGTATTAGTAGCTATATCACTATCTATATACAATAGCCCTGAAAAGCCGGTGTTCGGAAAAAGTAAGGTTTTTGCAGGTTCTGTGAAGCTCATGACTCTATGCCAAGTCTTACCATTCCACTCTCGGGTGGTCTTGATGTAGTTAGATTGCTTAAGTTCATTGATTGCGCCCTGGATCGCATCTCGACCTTCAGGCATGACAGCAGACAACTCGTCTGCAGATACAACCCTACCAAGCTCTACGTAGTAGGCCATTAGACCTCGGGCACGCATAGACAGGTAGGGGTTTGAATATGGTGATTGCATATTGCCCCCTCTTAAAAGATTCTACCGTGATGGGATGCGCTTTGGCAAATTCCTCATGTCACGGTCATTGGTGCCTACAAAAAGCTGGTCTACCATGAGCGA